GGGCCATGACCAGCTTGCGGCCGTCCTGCGGAGCCTTGGCGATGTTCAGCTTCTCGTTGGCGTCCAGCACGTAGTCCTTGGCGGTGCTGGCGGTCAGGCCGCCCAGCTTTCCCACGCGATTCGACGGGCCGCCCAGGTAGGCGTGTACCCGGCCCAGCAGGGCGCGCTCCACGCCCCGCGCGATGTTCTGCATCGCCGGCTGGAGGTAGATTTGGCTCAACTCCTGGAAGGACTTGCTGCCTTCGCCGTCGCGGATCACGAAGGACGAATAGAACCACTGATCCAACGGTACTTGCACGTTGGTCGCGGTGGCGTCCTGCTGCGTAAGCGTGGTGCCGTCCTTCTTACGGCGAATCTTGAACTCGCCGGGACGGCGGGTGTTGACCACATCGCCGAACTTGGCGACCTCGTTCTGGAAGTCGCGGTGGACCATGCGAGCCATGACCATGTTCTCTTCGAGCATGACCAGGCCCTCTTGCGCCCAAATCTCGGGGATGAAGGCGTCCAGGTTGTTCTCATAGCAGGCCGCGAACGGGCGGCTGAGGTACAAACGATTCATTGCAACTCTCCAAACTGTTCGTGTGACTTCTGCTCGTTGTTGCGGCGAGTCACCATGACCCGACGGCCTCAAGCAGACCTTTGCTTACCGGCCCCTGAGCCCTAGCGGCCCTTCGTGGGTAAAGGGGCGAGTCCGAGCCATTCAGGGTGGGTGGCCCGAATCTCGCGGTACTGCGCGGCGGTCAACTTCCGTAGCGCCGCTGCGTCCAGCTTGCCGCCTTGACCCGGCGTAAGGCCGCCGGTAGCCGTTCCCCCACCGATGCCCGAGACCACGCCGCTGCGGAATTGGTTGCCCCATTGCTCGGGCGTGTCCTTCATCTTCTTCACCGCATCCTCGGGCGTGTACGCCTTGGTCTCCATCTCGCCCGTCGTTGCATTGAAAGCCTGCATTTCGACCATCGGCTTGTATTTTCCGGTCAACCTGCCGGTCTTGGAGTCCGTCTCCTCCAACATCTTCGTCTGCGAGCGCAGCAGCGAGACGATCTGCGAAGGGCTGAACGCCTCGTGCTTGACAGCGGCGTCCGCGAGCGCCCGTTCGATGGTAGAGTCACGGTACAGCGTCTCGAAGAACGACGCCTTCTTTTCCATCTCCTGCAACTTGCCGGCGTAAGCTTCCTCCACTTGCTTCTTTTCCAGAAGAAGCTGCTCTTCCTTCGACCGCAGTTGGCCTTGCACCACCTCCAGGTTCGCTTGCAGCGCCTTCCGCTCCTGCTCGGTGAGGCTCTGGCTGGCCAACAATTCCTGGTACTGTTTCTCAGTCTTCTTGAGCGTGGCCTCCAAATTGCGGCGATCCTTGGCCACAATCTCATTCACCTGTTCCTGAGTGAACACCTTGCCCGCAGCGGCGGCATCGGCTGCGGCCTTCTCAGTAGCGGCCTTCTCAGTAGCGGCCTTCGCAGCAGCGGCCTTTGCGACATCATCCTCACCCTCGAAACAAGCCGACCACGGACGCGCCAGGTACAAAGAGATGGACATGCAACACTTCCTTACACCCGAAAGGAAATCACAGAGCATCCGCCTATTTCGGTATTCAGCGGGTCTGACCCGGCGGTGGCCGGTAAAGGGAGCCAGGACACACGCCTAGCTCAGTCGCAATAGCTTCAAGGCGTCCGAGTCGCGCAGAAAGGGCCTCAAGAGACGCCACGCGACGGAACTCGGCACCAGGTTGACGACGTGTTCGATGGGCAGTTGCGACCGCTCGTAGCTGGTCTTCACTGCCCCGTACCCCATCGCATTGACGGCCAGGTTCTCCAATTCCAATTCGGGGTCTTTGCCGTCCAACAGGGCGTAGGCGATCTCGTAGGAGGCCACACGAAGGGCCTCGGGCACCACCGTGTCAGCCCCGCGCGGAAACTCCAACGGCTGGGTCGCCTCGGCTGCCCGGATCGCATCTTGCGTGGCGGATGGGTTCGCCTGCAAGAGCGTATAAACGCTGTTCTTGTTGCCCTTGTAGTTCAAGGCGTCGATGATCCCCCGCGCCGCGATCAATGCCTTCTCACGGTCCAGGGCCGACGCCGCACTCCAAGCCACCTCATGCAGCCGCTTGGCAAAATAGGAATCCGCCTCGTCCAAGGTGCCGTAATAGGCAAAGTTGACTGCCATCACGCCACCTCACTCAACAAGCTATGTACGAATAGCCCTGATCCGCCGCCCCGCCAACGATGAAGAGCTTGTTCAACTGATCCACGTAGATCGGCGGGCTTTGCTGGCCGGCGGAGAGGATGAAACCGTCGTCCGCGCCATCGGCCGTGTTGCCGATCATAATGACGCTGGTGTTCGCCCCGTTGGCCCGCAGCATGACGTATTTCTTCACCGGCCAGCCCACCGCATGGCCGCGCTCGTTGACTGTCACTGCGACTGCGTGGCCCTCGCCTTCCAGGTCAACGTCGATTGCCGTCATGGCCGCGATAAGCTGCCACCGCAACGCGCCCGTGAAGTCCACGGTCCACGGCCCGCCGGCATCGCCGGAGACGGCGACGTTGCCCGTGCCGACGACCGCTTCCAAGGCAGCTTCGACGGCCGCCGTAGCGGCGTCGAAGGCAATTGTCTCCGTTTCTGATTCCCTGACGCCCAGCTTGAAGGTGCCGGTGGTCGCCGTTACTGTGATCGTCTGCCGCGCACTGGCGGAGCCGAGACGCACCACGTCCGTGCCCACGGTGCCGCTGCCGGTGCGGAACTCAGCCTGGGATTCACGGTCGATGTCAACCAGCATGTTATTCTCCCGCAAAGCGGCCCTTTCCTCGCACGCGCGGGGCCGTGGTGTCTTGCATCGTTGTGTCCCGGCTAGCGGCCTTCTCTTCCTTGCCGGCATTCGGATTGGCGGACAGGTCTTTCAGGCCCCGCGCCGCCGGGTCGCCGCCGTCGCCGTTGCCCGCGCCTTGAGTTTTGGCAATCCGCTCCAGGCGATCCGCATGGTCCTTCTGGGCCGCCAGGTATTCGTCGTCGTCGAAGCCAAGGGCGATGGAAGCGGTTTTCGCCCCGCACGCCCCGTTGACCACGGCCTGGATAATCACGTCCGGGTCGCTCGTGGTGTAGTGGGCCGTGTCGATCTCGCGGTTGATCTCCTCCAACTCCCCGACGCTGATCTTGCCGCCCAAGAGGGCCTGGACAACGCCCTTGGCCAACTCGCGCTTGACCTTGCGGCCCGGCACCTTGGACATCAGCTTCTCTAAGTCCTGGGCCTCCTTGATGCGGTCGGTGTCCGACTTCAACGAGTACCGTTCCGGGTACTTCACCATCGCCACTTCACGCTTCGCCGGGTTCCGCTCCTCGTAGGCGGCCCAGAACTCGGCGATCTGCCGCTCGGCGCTTTCCAACAACAGTCCGATGTAGGACAGTCCCGCTTCGAGTCCCTGGTTGTCCATCGCCTTCGACTCAGCCGAGGCTCGCACCGCCAGACTCGACACAGCCAGGTTGACCAACTCGCGGATGTCCCTCTTCAGCCGCTCTTGTAGCTCTAGGCTCGCTCGCAGCGGTTCAGCCGAGGGATTGATGAAGGCCGGTGGGTTCATTCCCTTGTCGTAAGTGCGGCCGTGGGTCGCGCCGACCTTGATGCTCGTGTCCCCCGCGCCTTGTCCGCCGCTGGTGGCCGTGCCGTCTTCCGTGGCGGCGTGCTTCAAGTGCGCACCGACCGCCCGCAAATCCTTCTGTTCGATATAGAACGGGAAATTGGACCGCAGGGCGTAATTCACATCGCTGGAACCAAGGTTCAACAGCGCGATCTGCTGCTGGCACACGTCCTTAATCAGGCTGTTGCCGATGTCGAGCATCACGAAGGGGATGCGATCTAGTTCCAACTGGACTGCATTGCCGCCGGGCAGCCCGGATTGATCGACCTGCTGGCCGTCGGCATCGTAAAACTGCAAATGGACCCGGCCCGTATTCTCGTCGATCCACAGATGCCGATAGCGCTGCACCGTGAGCGTCGGCAACAGCGTGGAGCGGTCGAACTGCATCGTCGTGTCCCGCAAGAGCACTGCTTGGAACTCGGACGGGGCTTCCGGCTTCGAGCAGGTCCACGAGAGTATGTCTTCGATGTCGTACTTGTAGAGGTAAGGCGCGGGCTGGCGGACGCTGGCCAGGGTCGCACCCTTGGGCACCAACGGATGATCCACGAACACGCCCACCCGCCCCATGACCAGTAGCTCGGTCAAGACCTTGACGCCCAGAAAGGCATTCATGGTCGAGCCACGATGGTCCACGCCGAGGTTGTTGCCGTTGACGGCCTCTTGGTAGACCCGGCTGCCACCCTTGCGCACTACGTCGCGGAGCCGTTGGTAGATCGAGTTGCGGATGTCGTTGATGGCGGCCCCGGCGAACTTCGGCACCGGCGTCATGCTCTTGCGGGTGGCGAAGTCGATCTGGTCTTCGCGGGTGCTAAATCGCTCCAGGTATGCTTCCCGGAAGTCGTCGCCGCCTTCGTAGGTCAATCGCCACTTCCGCCAATCGGTCATTCCCGAGAGGTAGCCGGGATGGCGCGAGTCAATCAAACTCGGTAGTGCATTCGCCATGTCCTGGCCTCTCAAGTGACTTTCCCGATGTCTTCCGCGCCGCCGCCCGTCGCCGCCAGGGACAAGCCAATGTCGGCGTACACCAAGCTGTGGGCATAGTGGTCAGCCCCCGTATTCACATAGGTGGCCGTCATGTTGCCCGTGTCATCCTTCTCATAGGTCCGCACCAAGTTCTTGACGTGCTCCCGGTACTCTAAGGAGATGTCACGGGGCAACAGGATGCGGGGCGGTGTGCTCTTGAAGCGGCCGAGCGTGCAACTGAGCCAGCTTGTCCGGTCCACGATGGCGAACGGAGCGCCTGTCTCTTCCTCTTGGATGCAGATTTCCTTCGCGGTCTGGCCTCGCCGGTATCGCGTCAGCCATGCGTAGCCGTGAAACTTCCGAGCGAAGCGGCGGGCGTCGTTGATGTTCGGGTCGGCGTCCACCACCGCCGCCAGCACTTGCCACTCCCGCATTAGCTCGCCCAGGTAGTCCCAGCCATCCTCGGGGAACTTGCCAAACCACAACAGCTTGCCAATGGCCGCCGCATTGATGTCGCTGCCGGGGTGCTGGTCGAACAGCCACTCCACGATGGAGATGTAGCCGGTCTTCCCCTGGTCCGCGCCCATCGTTATCAGCTTGTCGCCGCCGATCTGCGGCCGAGGGTCGTTGATCGTGTGTCCCTTGACGCACGCTTCGATCATTTCATCCGTGACCTGGGCACCCTCGCCTATGAACGGCACGCCCAGTTTGCTGCAATGAAACTCCGTATTCGCTGCTTCGTCGCCCAACCCGCGATGGTAGGCGATCACCAACTCGCCGGGCGTCACCGTGGACGAATACAACTGGTTGATATAGAAGCTGCGGTTCTCATCCGCCGAGACCTGCAACTCCGTGGGCCGCCACACTCCGTTGACCAGGTAATAATGCTTGCCTTCATGCGGCAAACGGCCCTTGCACTCCTTGCACTTGAGGAACGACTCCTTGCATCGCGGATCGTTGACCGATTCCCCGATGATCTCGACGCAATCCGGCCAAACCAGTTCGGTCCACCGCGAACAGCACGGACACTGGAAGAAAAAGTGCTCTTGCGTGCCCGTGAGGTACAGCTTGTGGATGCCGTACTTCGGCACGGTCGGCGTCGAGATCGCCAGGATGTGCTTTTCGATCTGCCCCGACAACCGCTCCAGCGCCAGCCACACCGCATGGGTGTCCATCTCGTCCAACTCGTCCAAGACCAACTCGGACACGGGGATGGACTTCAGGTTGCTGTCGCCACGGCTCCCACGGATATAGAGGACATTGGTGCCCGTCGATTTCAGTCCAACCGTGTTCGTGTCAACGAACAGACCTTTCAGGTACTCGCTTAGCTTCAGTGCGGTGGCGAAGCGGGCCTTGGAAAAGTCGCTCGCATTGATCGACGTGGGCAAGACGTAGAGCACGTCGCGTTTCAACTGGTCGAGCGTGTAGAAGGCGCGATTGATGCCGGTCTCTGTCACGCCCAACTGGGCCGCTTTCATGGCCACCGTCCAGGCGGCTTGGCTGTCGTGAATCTCACGGCACCAGGGGTGTCGCGTGAAACTGTAAGGACCGTTGAACGGTGCCCCCATGACCCGTCGATGTTCGGCCCAGCGGCTACAGGAAGTGAGAATCTGACTGCGCATCCACTCCGACATCGGTTGCAGCACTTCCTTGAACAGCGGATTGCGCTCGCCGCCTGGGGATCGACGCATCATGGTGTCGCATCATGGTATCTGTGAGGTTACAGCCGCAGAGTCTCGCAGGTCAATGGTCGGTGGTTGCGTCGGTGTTCGGCTCGGTGCAGCCTCGTGTTTCATTCTCGGGAAGCGAACGCGGCGCTGTGGGCCAACCGTCTTTACCGCCTTGGGTTCCCGCGACGGCTTGGGATCATTTGGGCAGTTGCGACAGCGGCGCGTCACCTGCAACTCCAGCCGTTGCGGATAATCACCAAGACCTCGTGGGCGTCGTTCGTGCGAAGCGGCTTCCGGCCACACAGATAGAAGATGTAGGTCGGCGTGGCCGTGATGCCGTACTGCCTCGCCATCGCCGGATTTGCGTCCACGTCGCAGATGCGAACCTCGACGCCCGCCGCCTCAATCTGTGCCACCAGCGGCTTCTGCTCCTTGCAGGGGCCGCACCAAGACGCCGTGAAGGCGAGCATCACGGGCCGCTTGCAGGGGGAGTTAGGCGGCGTCGGCGATTGCGGTCGCTCGCAGCCGACAGCGAACAAGGTCAAGAACGCGAGGGCAAAGAACAGTCGTCGATTCATCGTCAGGTTCTCCGATTCTCGGGTGACTCGCGGAACGCCCGAGAGCCACCGGAGAATCAGCCCCGCCTCTGACCGCGGGGCTGACGTAGTACGAACATCGAGGAGGTTACGACTTCACGGGAGGAGCGGACGGGGCCGCCGGGGCAGAGGCCGCGGCTGCCGGCCCAGCGACCGCGCCCTCGATCTCTGCGATCTTCGCCTTAATCAGAGCCAGGCCCTCGGAGGTAGTCAGCTTCTTCGCTAGGACGTTCTCGTAAGTCGCTTCCAGTTCCTTCTCGATAGCGTCACTGCCGGCCTCCACCAGCTTGGCGAGATCGTGGATCTTCTCCACCATGTCTTGGACATCGCCCACGGCGAAGTCTTCCAACAGGGCGGGAATCCACTTGAGGCCAGCGGCCCGCAGTTTACCTGCCAGCACTTGGGCGGCCCGCTTCTTCTGCATCAGCTTGGCGTTTTCGCCGAACAGCCACTTGCCGACTTCACGGCCGACGAGCACGGCGACGACGACTGCGAGAATCCAGATCACGACGATGGGGTTCATTGTTCTTCTCCGATGTACTGAGGATGGCTGTCTTCCAGCCGGATGGTCAGGTGAAAAACACAGGCCGCACTACCTCACGGCGGGATGCAGCTTCCCGTACAACTGCCTGCCGTATCCGCACGCAACACCGACCACGAGGCCGGCTAGACACAACGGTGGGAGCAAGCCCCAAGGAACCGAGATTTCGGCCGGCTGTTCGTCGAGAATCGGCGCGCCGCCGTCGTCAATCGGCTGCGGCTCGGGGTCGGGCTGCGGCTCGGGGTTCGGATTGGGGTTCGGAGTCGGACACGGACCTGGGCACCGTCGCTCCATTTCGCGCCGCCAGGGCAGGACCGGCCGGAGACCTTGGGCATTGCTGACCGCACCGGCGATCGCGCCGTTGAGTCCGCCGGCCGTCATGGGGACGTTCTTCCCGGCGGCCTCGTAGACCACAGCGCCGTCAGGCTTCTGCACCCGCACGGTCGGCAAGCCCTTCACATTGCCGGAGTAGCGTTCCTTGTAGATGCCGGTGTCGCTTGTGACGGGGCAGAAGTGGACCTGATCCCGCAGTTTTGTGAGACTCACGTTCGTGTTGAACCAGCCGACGATCTCGTTGTAGCGGGCGTCGTTGGTGTTGCCGACCACCGAGACATACCACTTAGCGGAATCTTGTGGCAGGTTGACGATTCGCTCCTCGGCCAAGACCCCGTTCACCGTGTCGGCGAAGCCGGGAACGGTGGCGATGAGGGCGAGCAAGCACAGCGCACACAGGACAAGCTTGTTCATGTCTTTCCTCTCGTGTTTGTTGAAGTGACCGCTATTGCGGAAGCGGAGCCGCCGGAGTGTAGATCGGCGTCACCGCCCATCCGTAGCTCGCCCTCCACTCAGCGATCAGCGTCTCTCGCGGAACCCAAATGACTTTCTCGACGCTGTTATTGTCCAGGATGCCGGCCCACTTGGCGTCGAGGTGAACCAAACAGACCATGTGCGCCCCGCCCATGACCGTGATGCCAGCGCCGCGCCTGGTGCGGCAGGCCCATTCGAGGAACTTCACGTCTCCGTTGGTCACGTAGGCGTAGCGGATGCGTTCCTTGTCGAACTTCGCCGCCATGTCCTCCGGCCATTCGCCGTTGCCATAGTTCTGCCGCCAGTAGTCAGCCGTCTTGTAGCGTCCTTGCCAACGGAAGAGCGAGATCATCGAGGCGTGGACGCACGACCCCTCGCCCTGGTTGCCCAACCAGTTGCTCTGCCGCATGGAGACCGGCACATTGACGCTCGGACGTTCCTGTTTCTTCAAGGCCGACGCACGTGGAGCGTCACATCCGATGCAGAGGATGAGCAAGGCAAGGATCGACAGCAGATGTCTCATTTGAGCCTCCGAGGCTTGCACAGAATGTCGTGACCACGTAAGTGACGGCAGAGTCGATTCGGATTCCAGCGGCTCACGTTGTCGGTCGGGTGCAGTCCCGTCACCGCATACGCAGCGGCCACCCACTCACTGCAAAAAATTGAAGTCAAGCTTTGCCCGCGAAACAGCGATTCGATCCACGACAGCCCCACGCCGGCCGAACGAAACGCGCCCATCGCGTCGTAGGGCACGCCGATGGTGTCAATCAGGAACTCCGTCAATCGGTCGTCTTCGTTCGCATAGAGCGGCCGGTACAGCGGATAGTGGTACGCCGCCCCTTTGTACTGATTCAGGATGAAAGCGAGGCCGTGGGCCTGCGTGCCGCAGATCGGCTTCCCGGTGATCTCGCAAGGAATCTCGCCGTCCAGGGTCGTGCTCTCGAAGAGTCGCAGTTCGCCGTCCGGGCAATTCGCCAGGATGCCGACGTGACTGATGCTCCACAACGGGATGCCATAGGTGGCGACGTTGACGGCCGCGCTGATCCAGCTTCGTCCGCTGAACCCGATGATGTCACCGGCCTTGACGCCGGCCTCGCCGGGCAGCACGAGTTTCCGCTTGAACGGGAACATCGCAAGCCTCCCGGCTCGATTGAGCCATCGTGTGGACGTTGGCGGGCCGTCGCCTGTCGCAGTGGTCTTGATCGAGTGCCCAGCAGTCCTCACAACGGGACTCTCCGAGATACGTCACCAGCTTGCCGCAGGCGCACCAGACGAGATTCATTCACGAGCCGCGGGTTCGGGTGTGCCGTTGTCGATCTCTTCGATGATTCGGGCGAAGTCGCACAGCACGGCCTCGACAATCGACTCGTAGTTCGGGACACCCTCCAACCGATCCACGACCGCCTGAGCAAGTTCGCGCCCCAGTCGCCGCAGGGCCGGCTTGCCGATGAGGTTGCCCATGCTCTGGTCCAAGCTGTGGCACGTCTTCATCAGTTTTTCCAGCGTCAACAGATAGCCGTTGACCTTGGCGTAGGCGTTGATTTTCTCCACCTCGGATAAGGCACCGGCCATCGTGTTCTGGATCATCACCCGCGTCAGGCCGATTTCTTCCCGCAGCGACTTTAACTCGTCGTCATCGGCGTACTTCGCCAGCAGCCCCTGATCCTCGGCGGTCGCCAACAGGTACTTCCGCATCCGCCGGCCTTGTCCACGGTCAACCCCGTGGTGGGCCAGGCAGTAATCGGACCCGTCCGCCGCCACGGCGAGGCACTGCCCGGTGGCGGTGCCGGCCTTGCAGCGGCGGGGATCGGCCAGATCGGTGACGGTCTGCATGTAGCGAACTTCTCCTCACCCTATAGAAAGGTGCAAGAGCCGGCTTTTTTTCAGAAGTAGTCGAGATTTTCCCGGTGGTTGCTCTAAAGGACCGGCCAAGGCTGCGATTTGACTATAGAGCGACCATGAGACGTTTCATCATCTACTACCGGCACCGCCAAGAGAGATGGCGGCAGTTGCGGCCAGGGATCGACGCCAGAGCGTGTAAACGTTCTGCCGTCACGGCTGCGATCCGCTTCATGCGCGACAACCCCGCCATAGATGGAGTTGTCGTCCGGCTGGGCGATGACGTGTTCACCTTGATCGCCGCCACGCCCGCGGATTGTTACGAGTTCACCTTTCCCGAGGGTTGAGATGCACTTCCACAGAGACAAAGCCCCTTCCTTGCCGGTCGGCCCCAAGCCGAAGCTCGCAATGGTGCAGTTGCCCATCTTCCGGGTCCACTACCGCACCTTGGAAGACTATCTCTGCCGCGTCTTCCGCTTTGACGGCTTCGACTTTCTGAGGGCGTCGGGGACGGTCCCTGGGCTGGTCCCGGAGTACCAAGTCGGCACGGAGCTACCTCCCTCCGGCGATGCGGAGCGCCGCGCGGATAGCATCCGTAGTGGTCGGCGGACCCAAGATGTGCCGCTGATCCTCACGGTGCTTTGCCATGATGGCTACATCCCGGCGGGAAAATACATCATCGACACCCGGCCGGAGACCCCGCCGCTTGTGAAGTACAAAGCCCTGCTGCGCCAGACCGGAACGCCGGAATCGAATGAGTGCCGCGATTTCCGCGCGGCCTACCGGGACGACAAGACGTTCACCCGGTTGGCGGCCGAGATCGACACACAGGTGCTTAGCGTGTTGCGGTCGCGGGAACAGAAATGAAACGAAGCCCGAATCAGAGAAATGACCGTGGGTGCCGGACGCAGAGGATAGTCCGGCGTTTGAACATCCTTGGGGTCAGCGTTTCTTCGCCCCAGGTCCAGACTTCTTCGCCCCCGGCTTCGACGTAGCGGCGTCTGCCTTCATCTGGGCGACCACGGCCCGCGTTTCGTTCACGAGGGCAAGAAGCGACTCATACCATATTTGCGCGTCCCCAACCCGCAATGGGGCCGCGGGCGTGACGGCAGGGAAAGTAACGCGAATGTCACTGCCACGATTGTACTGGTAGGGACCGATCTCGGCTTGGATCGTGTGGTTTTGGTTTGGGCCGCTTTGAAAGGGCTTTATCGTTAGCCGCAGGCCCCCGTCAAAGCTTTCGCGTTGAATCATAATTCATCCCCTTCTCCATCGCGCGGATGAATAAGTATGCCTCCCGTTTGGCGGAAGTCAAGGGCGATTGAGATAAGGGGGATGGAAGAGCCGTTTCAGAAGCAGACACGCATAGATCGAAGCGTTTCGGTTCGGCCGGTAGACGACCCAATCCGGTGTGGCCGAAGCGGGACACCAGACATAGCGCGGGGGATCGGCTGCCGTCCACGCCATGCCGAGGGCCTGGGCCGACGCCTTCAGGTGGCGCGGGGTGAAGTCCACTAATTCCTGCCGGTCCACAATGCCGACCCATACGTGCATCTCCGGTAAGTTGCCCAGGGCAACGGATAGCGCGCTTTCAGGCGATGTCGGGGTCCACTCGTAGGCAAAGTGGGTATTGATCGCGCCGTCGTCCTCCTCGCGGCGAACACGTGGCCACTGCAACGAGCCGGCCTGAATCACCGCCCGAATTCCGTGCCGCCACAAGACGGCCGCCGTATGATGCGCATAGTAAAGGCACAATCCTGGCCGGTCGTCCAGTCGGGCAATGGCCCGTTCGATTTCGGCGATAACCTTCCCCCGCTTTCCCATCAGACCTTGGTCTCCACGATCACCTGGATCAGGAAGTTCTGGAAGTCCCGCGACATATCCGTCGCCCCCGTGACGTAATGGGCGACCTCTTCCAAAGCCGTTTGCAGCAGGTACTTGTTGACCGCCGTGGCAATGTCTTCCTTGAAGTACACCGTTCCGTCGCGGTAAAAGCCCATCGTCTCGCCCCCAGCCTGCATACATTCCCTGAAGCAAGCCGCGGTCGGCTTCCTCTTGCCCTGGGTCATGTTGACCTCTTGGAGCCATGACCACACGATATTCACTGCCTCGATGGCAGCATTAGTCGCCGGGAGAATCTGCTTCCCATTGCTCTCGTGGCCATCAAGAACCGAGGCGGCCGTCTTGACTCCGCAACGGGCAGCGGCCGTTATCCAGGACGGGGCCTTCGTCGGCTTCGGCCGGAAGCCCTTCTTCTCAACGAATTCTGCCGTGTGGCTGAGGCTGGCATCGCACAGGACCGCATTCGGGCCAGCCGCCAATTCCCACGCCTGCTGCCACGCTTGCTTCTGTTCCGGTTCGGGGTCCGAATAGGATGGGGCCATGTAGTAGGAGTCAAAGGTCGCCTCGTAGCTCTGCTCCTGGGCAACCAGGCTCTTGAACACCGGGGCAAGCTGCGGGGCCGTGGCCTTACGGAACAATCGGGCGGCCGCGCCCTTGATGTCGTACTCGCTTGAGTTTCGGGACTCATCCAGCCGCATTTCGCTGTCGTGGAAGTTGTAGTCATAGACCGACGCCTCTTCGTCTTCGGCGATCTCGCGGACCAGTACGCCCTCTTTGTAGATCATCGCCGTCCGCTTGCCGCTGAGGTTCCGGTCGGCCTTCGGCAAGAGTGACTCCTTGACCAACTGCGGCTGGCTGGAAAAGTGCAGGAAGCGGCGAGGCAACTCCCCGTAGAACCGTTGCACGTCCGGGTTGACTTCGACAAACACGCGAGTAAACCCGTCCCGTGCCCGAACGCTGCTGTCTTCGACGACCGCCACCCGCAACCCCTCATTCGAGAGCGCCGAGGTAAATTCGCCCTTCTCCCGCACCGTGCGGTCGATGGCATTGGCCACAAACTCACGCAAAGCCATCGAAAGATCGGTCCAGTCAATCGCGCCGAAGTCCAGGCACCAGCCCATGTCGAGCGACTTGCTGCTGGTCCCGCCCAACTTGCAGACCACGCGCTTGATCGGCTTGGTGACTAGGCCGTCGCTGACCGTATCGTCGCGGGTAGTGAACTCTAAGCGGGTCTTGCCGCAGTAGATCAACAGGTTGAGTCCCGCGCGGAGCAGGGTGTTGATGGCATGTTTCGCGCCACTGCCAAACTGGCCGATGGTCCCGGCCACTCCGCAGTTGCGCGTGGTCGAGACGCCGAGCAAAGTGTAGCCCTCGACCGGGGCCACGCCGGGATTCTGGATCATCAGGAACATAGTTGCCTCGTCAGGGTTGCAATATCGCGTGCTTCAACTCAATCACTCTCTTCCTCGCCCTCTTCCTCGATCATTTCACCGCCGCAGGCGCACGTCGGAGTCCCCACGTCGTCCAGCCACTTGCGGGTCATGCGGACGACGCAGCCACAGTCCTTGCAGAGCACCTTCAACATGCGTGTCGATTGCTTCGGGGGCGCGTTGGAGTGCTTTAGCTCAGCGTGGGGATAGGAACCGATCTCGACCGCGAGCACTTCCAGCTTCTTCCGCAACTCTTCCCCAGCAGTCGTGGCCGTCATCTTGCCTTCCAGCCCCATCCGCTTGGCGCACTTGGGGAAGTTCCCCTTGTGCCCGTCTTCCAGTCCGACCGCACAATGGGCCAACTCATGGACCAGCACGGCGGCAACGTCGATAGGGTCTTTGAGCACAGGACTGATGAAGACCTCGAACGAGTTGTCGCCGCTGTTCTTCGCCGACCAGGCTTCGCCGATGCGTCTCTTCTTCTGGGCCAAGCCACTCTTGCTCGGCCAGGAACACGAGGCCCTAATCTTCTCGGGCAAGGTGAAGCCGGCCTCAATGAAAGTTGGCCGCAGCTTGTTCATACACTCGGTCAACCACTGTTCTCGGTTCATTGACTATTACTCTTGGTTGGTGCAAGTCATGGAGCATAAGACAGAGCGATGGCCACCTGCCGCAATGGCGGCAACGGCCGCTGGTCGTCGCCGCGCCCCAGGTATTCCTTGCCCAGATAGCGTTCGATCAGCCGCCATACGGCCGAGATCGTGAACTTGCTTCCATTCGGGCACCGCTTCGACGGCCGGGTGGTGAAACCTTGCTCATTCAGCCAGGCGACGATCTCTTCGAGTGACTGTCCTTCCTCCCGACGCCGCTTGATCTCGGGAACCAGCACATCCTGGTAGCGCTCACGAGCCTTGGCGGCGTTGGCCGCCGCTCCCGCGGACTGAGCCTTCTTTACGGCGGCCAGACGCAGGTGTTCCCGGCCATCCCAGTGTCCAGGGCGGGCCGAACCGAGTAGCGTGCCGCGTTCCTTGGCAATCGCAAGGGCTTCCTTGGTCCGAGTCGATATGGCTTTCGCCTCGTGCTCGGCGATCACCGCCAACAGGTCTATGGTCAACTCGTTCGCATCGGGGTTGTCGCAGCAGACGAACGGGATGCCGCTCTCCCGCAGACAGCGGGTAAAGTGGGCGTTGCGGGCGAGCCGGTCCAGCTTGGCGACTACCAGCGTCGAGCACGTCAGCTTCGCGTGCTGGATGGCTTCCAGCAGCTTCGGCCGTTTCGCCGACTTGCCCGTCTCGACTTCCACGTACTCGGCCAGCAAGGGGCCTTGCTTGCTGGCGGCCAAGCCATGCACAGCCCTCTGCTGAGCGTCCAGGCCAAGGCCACTCTCGCCCTGGCGTTTGGTGCTGACACGGTAATAGGCGACGAATTTGTTCGGCTGGTTCATTGGTGTTTCCCCTTGATCTCCTCGTCTTTATTCGAGTATGCGTCGCGTTTGGTGAAAGTCAAGAGGATTCACGAATGATTCCAGGTTGCCACGTAGTCCTTGAGGATCGTCTCACGGGCGCGTTGCACCGTTTGTGGCTTGAGATACCGCGGATACAGCCCGTACCGGCCGGCGTGGTGCTTCGAGACGCCGTAGTACACGGCCTTGACGCCCGCGGCCTCCGCCAGGATCAACTCGCTCAGGCCCGGTTCACAGAAAAAGTAGAGCGTCGCGCCACGCGCGGCATTCTTCAATGCCGCTTGCAGGTCCGTGCCCTCGGTTAGCGTCCCGGAATCATGCACCACGATGACGTAGTTCGCCTTCCGGGCCTTGGCCTCGCACGCGGCTCGACACAAGTAGTTCGTCGGTGTCATTGACGGCCTTCGCTGCGTGTAAACGACTTCCTCCCTGTAGTCAAATCGCAGAAACGACGGGCATTTTAGAGTGGCCGAGGCGATTTTCCTCGGTCTGGACCCGTTTCTGCCGGCGTCCCAGTGCATTTGCTCCAAAAGTCTTGCAGCGTCCGGCGCACGAGGACGACGGGAAGCTCGAAAGAGGGCTGAAGAAGGCCGGTTCCAGTCGGTTTTCGGCCTTGGAGCGTGCAGGCGGGCGTAATAGACGCCGACCGCCTCAGCGGCGATGCCGCCAGTCAGTTGCCGATCAGACCACCAACTACCCTGAATCTTGAAGGTCTCAGGTGTAGCCGTATTTCTTGCGGAATTGCGGGTCTTGGCGCTTGAGAGCCAGCTTCAGCGCGACTTGATCCGAGTTGGTCGAGTCGGCGACGGCGCACTTCCACTGGTTGACGATGTGCCGAGTAACGCCCCAGTAATGGGACACCACCAATTCCTCTTCCTCACACACGGCGCGGACCAGATCGCCGGTGAGTATGGGCAATAGGCCGCTGTGGCGACCTTTGCTGTAGGTGTGGCCTGGCCAGGGGATCGGCGAGTCGGTCATGCCGGCCACGGTCACGTCGCCCTGGTACTCGTCGTGCAGTGTCGAACCAGTTTTGACCACCGGCGCGCGATACGGCCCGGCCCGCCAGCGATATTGCAGCGGCGAAGGGTACTTCACGCCAGGAGTTTCTTTCTTCTCTGTCTTGCGAGCCATCACTGACCTTGCCGGTTCAGGTGCCGGTCTTCCCGAACTTGCGAGTGTTGTTTCCGAGGTATTCCTTGCCGATGTAGCGGTCGATGATCCGCCACACCGACACCTCGGTGAACGGCTTGCCGACGGTGGTCGTGTGACCGGTCTGATTGAGCCACTGGGCGATCTCCGGCAGCGTGTCGCCTCGCTCGCGGCGGGCCTTGATGTCTGGAAGCAAGAGACGGTAGGCGCTGGCGGCCCGCTCCTTCCGCTTGGCGATGGAGCCTGCAATCGCCAGCTTCAAGCCGCGATTGCCCTTCCCGTCCCAGTGACCCGGCCGGTGGGCACCAAGTTTGACCCCACGGGCCTTAGCCCTCGCCAGCCCCTCGCGGGTACGCTGGCGGATGCGTTGCGACTCTTCCGTCGCCAGACCCACCATGACGTGTGCCGTCAGGTGCGTGGCCTCCTCCATGTCGCAGCACGCGAACTTCACCCCGCTGTTGTAAAGGGTGGTCGTGAACACGAGGTTGCGATTGAGACGCCCGATCTTGGCGATCAGGAGCCACGCACCCGTCTCTTTCGCCTTGGCAATGGCCTGTTGAAGCGTGGGGAACTGGCCCGTCGCGCCCGCCTTTTCGGTAAAGCTGGCAATGACCTCGCCGCCGTTCAACTCAATGAACTCCCGGACGGCGGCCTTCTGATCGGCGAGCTTCAGGGTGTGGGCTTTGCTGGCGCGAAGGTAGCTGATATACTGGTCCACGTTCCGTTTCTCCCGTTTGTATGGTTTTATCGACTCAATCTTACACCATCCGCAACCTAAAGTCAAATCGGTGCTGGTCGTGCGCCGATAATGATGGTAGGATTCACTAATCAAACTGAGGATTGAAAAGATGAGCACGCCCCTACAATCGGAAATGCTGCGGCTCTTCCAGATGGGCGCTGCGAGCTACCAGCCGGACGGCACCTCGGACGGACTGGCGGCTGAGACAGGCGACCCGAAGGTTGCTGCCGCAAACGTTCGTCGGCTTTTGTCGTCGGGTCGCGTGATTATCGACGCCCTAACCCGGCCGACCGGGACGCTGTTCATGTTCTCCACGGGCGAGCAATACTACACCCCGTCCCTGCGGCTCGGTCAGGACGGCCTTCCGACCGCCTTACTGGCTGAGATCGCCAACGAGGCCGGCTACGGCGATCTCGAAGAGCTGCTCGAAAACTACACCGCCATGTCGGCCGACTTCGAGGGGCACCTGCCCGACTTCCGCCCGGACCCGCGGCTGGAGCCAGGGACGGACGCCGACCTGCAAGCTGCCCCGAAATCGACCCCCTCCTGTAGCAAGTGACCTGCCAAGACGCTCTGAATCGGTCAGTTACACCCTGTTACGCCCGATTCTGCACCTAAGCCACTGGCATCTTGCAGGTTACGCACGAAAAGTGCCTCAGTTACACCTCGGGCCGGCACATATCCTTCTCTTATAAAGAAGTTGTGTATGAATTTTTCATACTCAACTTTTTCCTAGATGATGATAAGAAGCACGGTGTAACTTGGTGTAACTCCCGCGCCCCGTCGCCCGCCGTGTTGACGCAACCTGACTCCACAACCCCGGTTAGAGATGGCCTTCCTCGCGCCCCGGTTTTTACCACCTCTGAGTGGAGAGTAACTGAGTTTCCCATCTACTAGGTGGGCTGGTCGCGCGGGCCATGTTCAGTACCTTGCCCGTCGTCGGCATGATTTGACCCGCCTGGGCTGCCCGTTGCCGGGTCGGCCTCCCTTCGTCTGGAAAAGTTGTGTCGAAGGAGCAGCCGGTCGTGCCGGTTCGCCGGTCTGGATCGGTCGTGTCGAATTTGACCCCGCCCGGCCGGGCAGCATCGGCACGATTCGCTAGAATTGCCACAATCTGCACGCTGCAACTGTCGCAACTGCTACAACCTGAACACCTTGCAAGTCTGTCGTTCTCCGTCAACAGACTTGCCCCCTAGTACGGTCCCGCGGGTTGTGGCGGTCAACCTGGTCGTGGCGGTCGTGCGGCTCTCGCGGGCTATGGCGGTTGCCGCGCTGATAATGAGGCAACCTAACCGCGCGTAACAGCGCGCTAACCGTGGCGCGCGGAACCGCTCTTCACGTGAAGCGCGCGGAAGTGCGCGCTAACCTTGCGACAGGGAAGCTTGACGCAAGGGAGGCAAGGAGGCAATTGCCACAACCTGCCCGATGCCAGTCGGCCAATATGCCCGTATCGGGTTCCGCAACCTGCCCGATGCCAGTAGGCCAGTAGGCCAGTAGGCCAATATGCCTTGCCGATCGGCAATCGGGCATCGGGCAGGTTGCCGCGCAATAGAAAAGGGCAGGGGTGATTGCCCTTGCCCTTGCGATTGTGCGCGCTTGATTCTTTCGGCGCGCCGATTAGGCTTGAGAGTAGTGCGCCGGGTTAGCTCCCGATTCGCGCGAGTTGCTCTTGTGTAGGTTGCCAGTCTTTAGGCGGGAACTTGAGTTCGGAGTGTGCGGTAAGCGCGGCAAGCAATGCTTCCATACACTTGGCATACTCCCCGTTCTTTCGGGAGCGTCGCCAACGGCCGTCAAGCTTCGCGTGCAATGCCTTGCCTACGGGTTTGCCGTAATAGACCAGCCCCGCAAGCGCTGGCCTATCCTTGGCGCGTACGTTGTGCGCGTCGCAAATGGCATGAAACTGCTTGCGGGTGAGTTGTGGGGCGTGATTCTTCATTGCTGTTGCTCCAAGGTTGCGATTGACGATAGGTGCCACATTGCAACTATTCCCTTCTGCCGAAACACATCAAACGATTCGCATGGAATCCGGCCGGTTTCCTGAAAAGCGCGTCGATTCTTGCGCCAGACTTCGCGCAAAGAAGCTTCTGCGCACAAAGAAGCTTCTGCGCCTTATCGCTATGTCCGCTCGCGTATCGAGCAACACGTTGAAGCTAGCGGCCTAGCGCTTCCAAACTGCGAATGGAAGCGGCGCGCGGCGAATCCGCCTTAGAATTTTCTGGAAAGCAACGCGCTGCGAATCACCCCGCGCGGCGCATCGGCAACGCGCGAGCATCGGGCCGCGTTCTTCTCTTGCCGGCCCGATGATTCGGTGACAGGCGCAAAGCGCTAGGGTCGATTCGCGCGACAACGGGCAATAACTCTCGACTGTTGCCCGGCCAGCTTGCCGACGCCCTGGGGATCATGCGCTCTTGCCCGGCGGCCCGTTGCCCTGGGGATCATGGCCGACTGGCCGACGCCCTGGGGCTTGCGGCCCGTGGAACCGCGGCGCGTCGGCCCCGATGCTCGCGTTGCCCGGCCAGCTTGCCGACGCCCTGGGGTCATGCGCTCTTGCCCGGCGGCCCGTTGCCCTGGGGATCATGGCCGACTGGCCGACGCCCTGGGGGCTTGCCGGCCCGTGGAACCGCGGCACGTCGGCCCCGATGCTCGCGTTGCCGGCCAGCTTACCGACGCCCATAAACGCGCTAAGCGCCGCTAAGAAGGCCGAAACCGCGGCGCGATACAAGGAGGGCCACAAAAACAGACCCTCCTGCCCGGCCCGATACGTGTAAACGCGCTTGCACGCCCTACCCGCAACCTGCCCGACGCTTGCCAGCAGGGAATATGGGCATCGGGCAGGTTATCGGCGCGAATCCGGCGCAAACGCGGCGCGCCGCATATCTATCTTTTCCTCACGGTTGGCGTAATATCCCGGAAAATCGGCAAGATTCGCCCTAGTTCCCGGTGTACTGCTCCGATTCCGGCCAGTTTCGCTAAAGGCTTATTTGAGATTAGCTCACGGTTGGTGTAATATGGAAATATAGGCCACAACGCAACACAACTGAGGAGCTAGCATCATGGCGCGTATCCGATTCGTTCATCCGGCCGATATGGTCGCCCACTTGTGGGCGCACAAGTCGCAAGATTCCGCCCGTGTTTCGGGCAGTGGTAACTTCTTCTTCCGGGGCGACACAATCTATAGCTACGGTTCCCATTTCCCCATTGCGCGGCACGTCGAAAACAAGCGCGGGGAATCGGCAGTTCTTTTCACTACCCATAGCTATAGCGTCACTACCGGCGGTCATAAGAGTATGGTTGCCGGCGCTTGCCGACACATGACCGTGTTTCACGTTGCCGACGTGTACGGTTCCGACCATCGCAAGCAGTTTGCCGACTACCGGGCGCGCTACGTGGAACTAGCCCGCAAGTATGCCAAGTCTCGACAGAATAAGCCCTACGTTCTTTCGGAGTTGCGGGGCGTAGTCGAGGAGGCAAACCGCTATGCGGCATTCTTCGGTTTGCGGGCGCGCCTCGCCCTGCCCGATGACTTGTCGGCAATGGCGGAGGAGTGCAAGGCAATCGAGAAGAGGGAACGGGAACGGAAGCAACGGGAAGAGGCGAAGCGCCAACGGGAAGCGCGGGAGCGCTTGCAGAAGTGGGTTGACGGGGATTCGGACTATTGCCCGAACGGATACGGGGAACCGATTCGACTTCGGATCAAGGGGGAAGAATTGCAGACTTCGCGCGGCGCGCGGGTTCCCCTTGAACATGCCGTCAAGGCTTTCCGAACAATCAAGCGCTTGCACGATAAGGGGCAAGCGTATGAGCGCAACGGGCACACTATCCACCTTGGACACTTCGCCCTTGATGCCATTGACAGCGCGGGGAACGTCCGGGCGGGTTGCCATGAAGTGGCGTGGGAAGAAATAGCGCGGGTTGCGACACTCGCGGGGGTCAACTGAGCAACAGGAGCAACACCAATGAAAACAGCAACACAACGGCCGGTTTCACTGCGCGTGGGGGAATTCCAAGTCGAGTCCCTGGGGGTCGAGTGGCCCGATTACTTCCAAGGGTACGGGCTAGGCCCGCGGTCAACGTTCAATTACTGCGCGTACGGCATCGGCAACACTGAGGAGGACGCGCTTGCCGATTGTCTGGAAATGGTGGCGCAACAGGGTTTCGACGTTGACGAAGCAACAGAGGAGCGAATGCGGGCGGAGTATGGCCCCGCGGATGATTCGGAAACCGCGCTGGAAGCGCTGGGGGTAGAAGAGGAAGCCGACGAAACCCCCTTCTTTCACGTCGGCATGAAGTGGAATTGCCAGCAAGAGGAGCGATTCGCGCGGATTCGGAAGCTTGCCAACCTGGAATTGCTCCGGTACGAAGATTACTGCCCGCAAGGCCCCTCTTCGCGCTATGCGGGGCTTCAGGAGTGGGGCTACACGCGCCGTATCGACCCCGATAGCAAGGCGGTTTCCTATGGCGACTTGAAACCGGCCGACTGCCCGGAAAGCGCGGTCAAGTATCTGGAGGCGCTTTCGACCGATGCAACAGAAGAAGGCGAATTGTACTTCTTCTTGCCCTACGCTAGCGGTTCCGACTACTCCGGTTCCACCGTGGAAGCGGCGAATCATCGGGAGTTTCTGGAATCCTACGGGGAGGAGGCGTTTGTTTGGGAGGCGCACGGCGGGTTCAATACCTATGCCGTTGTACTGGGGCTAACTGGCCTTCTGGAATGCGCCGACGATACCTTTGATGCCGTTGTCGGCATTGTCGAGGGGCTTGAAAACTACCCCTTGATTGATGACGAAGCGCTTTCCAAACTGGAATCCGACAACGCTAATGAGGCGTGGGAATCCTGGGTTGCCGGAGACTTCCGGCGCGCGCTGGAGAAGAAGTTTGATAACGCCGAATTCGACTGGCCCGCGGATTCCGACCTACGCGCCCTCTTCGAGAAGAAGGCGGAGAAGGCTAACGAATACTGGTTCAATGAAGGGTACGGGCCGGATATGTACATCCGGGTTGACAAGGTTGTCGAGAAGGTCGAGTGGGATGATGTGGCGCAATACGCGATTCGATACCTAGTCTCCTACGTTGACGTAGGGCAGCAAGAGGAGGAATACTTCAACGAATCGGAAGCTATCGAGCGCGTCGAATCACTCCGCGCGGCCGGTTTCATCGGGGCAAGCTATTCTGTCTCTTGAACCCCTCATAATCTGCGCTTGCCTTGCCCTGGGGATCATGGCCGACTGGCCGACGCCCTGGGGCTTCCGGCCCGTGGAACCGCGGCGCGTCGGCCCGATGCTCGCGTTGCCCGGCCAGCTTGCCGACGC